AGCCTGATAAGGTCTTCAACAGTCTGTCTGTCAAGTTCGGCTCTCTCTTTACCATCGTTGCCGGTAGTGGTGGCACATCCACTCTTGGAGGTGACGGGGATGTACAGCCTTGGACGGCTAGCAATAATCCCAGACAACTTAGTTTCAAACTCTTGCTTTGTGCTGGCGTCTTTGACATCTTGTTCATCCTTCTGTGTTTGCATCTCGCGGTTCTTTTGGGTGATCAGAACCGCGTCCTCCGCTTCCTTTTGCACATAACCTGCATGGTGGCCGGTTGTATAAACAATTAAAGCGGCAGCTATAGCCCCGAGAATCATCCAAGGGTTCGGCATCATGCTCCCTCCAGCTTGGCTGCTGCTCGTTCATGGGCGATGTCCTCTACGGCAGGGTCAACGTAATCGGCAGGTGTTGTCGGCGGGGGTGGCGCACGCCATGTTTCGTCCAGCTCAGGGTTCTTGAAACCGTTGAAGTCAAAACCAAAAAGGCCCGAAGAAGCCGTAGGCGCGGGGCTAGGACTTGGCGCTACGGCTTGGGGCTGTGGGGGTGGCACCTGTGAAGAAGCTAATTTCTCTGCGGCAGCCTGCACGCCTTTACGGCTCATAACTCCGCCAATACCACCTACAACAAGCAGAACGATGTCATTCAACATCTTGGCAAAGGCTTGGTCCATTGGGGCCATGGACTTCAATGGTTGCACAACAAACGCCAAGCTATAGAGCATGAACGCGACGATGCCGGCCAAGATCAGCGTGACAACAATGACAACGAAACCCCAGATACGGGTCTCAAATTCTTCAGCGGTCAGACGACGCTGTGGGTGTTGGTGGTTGGGCAATTTGCTTCTCCAATACAGGGGCTACAAGATAATCTGGACAGTCCTGCGAGAACAGGCAGTCAGGGCGTTGACAGCGTTTGGCGCTGAAGTTCTTCGGGTCTTGGCAGTAGTACCGGTAGCGGTCTTCACAGGCCGCCAGACTACTCAGAATCAACAGGAGTAATGCGATTTTTTTCACGTTTCTTTTCCTTTTCTTCGAGCCGGATAACCAGCGCGTTTACCTTCTTTAGTTGCTTGTCCGTGTGTATAACCACAAGCGACAGCACCATGATGCAGAAGATCAGCAACGTCACAATAGCGACCCAAAACCAAAATTCCTTCATAGAGTGAAATACATTCCAATCACTTGAAGCGCCCCCATTGCTATTGCTACCGCGTAGGTCAGCTTGGCTACCAGAATTTCTTTGCGGTGTTCGTGTCGCCATGCGCTGTCTCGTTCTTTCTTGAGCTTGACTTCACGAGCAACTTCCTGCTCTTCCAAAATCTCATCATACTTTGCAAGGAACTCTTGGTACATAGCACCGAGCCCTAGCTCTTCCGGCGTTCCCCAAATCATGGCCTGCTTGAGCTGCTTGTTCAGCTCTTTCATCTGCCACTGCATTTCGATACGGTCAATCGCACTATCAGCGACTCTCTCCGTAGTTAGGGCTTCTTCTTCAAGTTCCCGACAATGCGCTTTGAGTTGACGAATCGCCTCAAAATAAACCTTCAAATTCTCACAGATTTCATGCACAGCTTGTGCTTGAAACGCTTCGTAGCTCAGCTCCGGCTGAGGTTCTGCCTTTGTCTTTTTCGCCACAGGCTTGGGCGCTTCGGCTGCGGGTAATACAGGCTTAACGCTTGATGCAGGCTTTGTGCCGAAGAGGCTCTGTATCCACCCCCAGATTCCTGTGACTTCTTTGTAGATAGCTTTGGCGTCGGCGATTCCGCCTTCGACTTGCTTCTTGAACTTGCCAATTTCAGCTTTGCCTTCTGACAGCATTTGGCAACCAGCGCGGATAGCACCGACTGCACTTTGGGCCATGAGAAGGAGGCTGATTGGGTCCACATCACAACGGCTTAACTAGACCTGCATGTAACGGGCTATCAACGCCCGCAGGAATCATGGATGGGTCGAGCACATCTTCTTCCCGCTCCCCAGTGCGCAGGGCGTGCAGACATGAAGCAACAGTGTCGTCTTCGAGCGCGGTTAGAAAGTGGCGCTTGCCCTTGGCGATGTAGATCATGTGGGGGGCTTTGAACACAGTCTTGTTGCCGTCGACATCTACCTCGACACTGCCTTTGGACAGCAGTGTGATGTGATCGAAGTTGTGTACGTGCCCCTCGTTGCGGTCCCCTGCTTTGACGAAGTGCATCATGCGAACCCAAAGGTTCGACACACAACTCATTGTCGTTTCTGGGTAGCTCATAGCTGCGTTACGCCGATCTCAGTAGGGTCTGTTTCTAGCAAACCAAACTTGACGAGAGCTTTGGCTGTTCGCTTCTCAAACTGGACTTGCTCCCACATGGCGGCGTTTGCTTGCTGCTCGGTAGTCGGCTCTTCAACTGGCAGTTCTTGCACAAGCGCGATGATTTGATCGAACCCTGTGGCAGCAGCAACTTCTTGCTCACGCTGCGTTGCCCATGTGGGAGCGCGGTGCATGATTTCTTGATGCAGCGCATCGCCAGTCAGGAATGCGCCATCCACCACGGGTACGTCAATCGCATAAATGCCAAATGAGCGGTCGCCGTCTTTATAGTGAACTTCGATTTGCCCGATTTCGGGCGTTGCGCGAATGATTTGATAGTCCATTAAGAAATTCCTCCATAACGTGTTCCAGTTGCAATCCAAGAGATGTTGCCATTCCCTGATACTGCCGCTCCTGCGGCACCGCCGCCTGCCCCTGCTTGATCGCCTGACGATGCAGCAGTACCGCCAGCGGAGCCATAGCTGCCGCCGTTAGCACCGGCGAGGTTGTATTGACCGCTGTTTAATGTGTCGATCTTTGCCGCGCCACCAGAGCCTGCACTGGTAAGAGTGCCAGCGCCACCAGCGTTTGGTGTGAAGCCATAACGTGTGCCCGATGATGCTCCACCAGCCCCGCCGCCAAGACCGCCGCCGCCGCTACTACCACCAAGCTGTGTGCTTTGCTGTTTGCCGTAATAGCGACTGATAAATGCCGCACCACCACCGCCACCACCACCGCCAGCAATCAAGTTTGCGTTGTTGATGCTCACACCGACAGACACGCTCAGTGCGAGACCGCCGCCTCCGCCAGCAATGGGAGCGATTTTGCTACCAGTCCAGTAGCCGCCCATGCCGCCAGCGCCACCCATGCCCTGAATAACGCCGTTGTTTACAAGGGTCACACCGCCGGGGAAGCTGCCGTTGATTGTCAGCGCCGGAGTCCCGGTGCTAGTTGAGTAGATGTAGACGCCGGAGGCAATAGTGGCTGTAAGTGCGCTAGACTGATTCCAGCCAGCGTTGACAGCTAGAGTGCGCAAGTTCGCGTTGACTTGGTTCGATGAGATCGTAAAGCTAAACATTGGCGACGTGGCGCGTTTGCTATAGAAATCGCTGAAACTAATCGCGCCCGATGAAAACGTACCAGACGCGCCGGCGTCCGTATACCAAGTAGTTCCTCGATACGCGTTCAAGTTGTTGCCACGACCAAACTCAGTGTTGATCGCCGACATAGATAAAGCGCCAGAAGCAGGAAGAGTCATGCGTGCTCCTTATGGGGGGCTAAATGCCGCCACGTTACCAAGTGCAGTGAATTCGCCTAAGTAATTAAGCGATGCTACGTTTGTGCCGTTGTAGCTAAAGTACAAGGCTCCACCAGATGGCGTCACTGACCATCCACCGCTATTAGCTATTTGCGTAGCACTCGTAGCTGTTGTGGCATTTGTGGCAGTTGTAGCATTGCCTGTGACGTTACCTGTGACGTTGCCTGTCAGATTGCCTGTGACGTTGCCGACTAGGCCACTAGAGAAAGTCTTCACCCCAGTTACGGTCTGAGCACCATCAAGCTGGACAAAGTTGTTTAGCCCTGCGGCAGTCAAGCGCAGTTCAAGTTTATCCGTGGCAGCGTAAGCACGAGCAGTCGTGCCTTCCTGTGCTCGCACAATAGTCAACGCATCCGTAGAACGTGCAGTGACTTTTACGACTTCAAGGTTGTTACTTGAGTCAGTGAGCGTGGCGTAAAAAATACTGCCTGCCGGCACAGCAGGAAAAAGTGCTCCCTGCCCAGAGGTGACCGTGACAGTAGTAGCGGACGAAGAAATCGACGCGGCGAGTGGGGCAGAAGCGTAGTTTGAAAATAGAACTGGCATGTTGCCCTCTTACTTAAGGTTTTTGAGCTTGTACAGTGTGCTGAGGTACAAGGCCACGGCCTCATCAATCAGGTTCTGAATTGCTGTGTCATCTTTACTGACTGCGGTGTAGCGAAGCTTCTCAATGGCCGCTAGTTGCTTCTCAAGCATAGCGACAATGTCTCCGCCGGTAGTTTCTGTCAGCATAGGAATATTGTCAATGATGCCATGGCGGCCTTGGTACGCCTCTGCAATAGAGTCAGCGATGCCTACGACTTCGTCATAAAACGTGTTGAGCGCCATATGCTGGGAGTAGGATTTTGTACGTAGGTGTTCACGGTGAGCTAGCTCACGGCCTAGGAACAGCAGGGCGATTAGGCGTCCAATCATGGTATTTCCTTTTAGTCGACCAATTTTGCCACAGTCGCTTCCAGCTGGGCAATACGTTTGTCTTGTTGCACGGCGCGTTTGGCTAGCTGCACTGCTGAGACCATTGCCGCACCGCCGTAATTTACAGACAGCTTGCCATCTTCATTTTTACCGACAGAATTAGGTAGCAACAGTCTTAACGACTGAGCAGAAACACCATCCTGAGTCGCTTCAATGTCTGTACGGTCGTAGGTTCCGTGCTTTACGCTAGCAAGTTGCTCGACAAAATCCGTTGGCAGATCACGCCAGTTTGTTTTCAGCGTCTCATCAGAATACGCAGTGATGTTTCCAGTGGCAGTTAGAGAGCTACGGCTAATTATCACAGCGCCGTTGTGGTCGATACTGATTGCTGTTTGCGCACCTGTAGCGTAGCTGCTTGTTGTGGCAAGGTACATCTTTGTACCGTAAGCGCCAGAACCTTGAACATAGATACCCGCCTGTGCGCCGGTCGTACCCGTACCACCGTTCCATGTAATACCAGCAGCATAGTCAGCAGTTGTCTGCCCACCAAAGTGAACGCCGTAGTTACCTAACCCGGGGGTTGTGGTGTTAAACGCGGCTTGGTAATTAGCCTGAACAGCCAGAGCGCCTGCACTAACAACAGAACCCGAAGAGCCAGTAGTATTCTGGTTCAGGGTTGGCACATCTGCTGCTTGAATAGCAGACATCGTGACGTTCGTGCCGTTGCCGCGCAGGTATTGCCCGGACGTAACTGAACCAGCCAATGTGTTCATGCCTGCCTGTGCAGTAGTACCACCAGTGCCGCCATAGGCTGTAGACAAAGCGTTGGCTAGTTGCAACCCTGTGGAGGTCAGCTGCATCTTCCATGCGGACTTGGCTTGTGTGAAACCGCCCACGTACCATTGGTGCGCGTTGGTCGAACCTGTTGAGTCCGTCGCATAGACCAAGTTACCTGTTGCACCAGCACCGGCTCGGGCGGAACCAAACAAATACGCTTCGTTAGGGCCTGTAACCGTATAGACAGCGTCAGCGTAAGTCGGGCCAGTAAAACCCATATCCGCCCAGCCGTTAGCGTCTACGCTATTGCTTGCATATGCTACAAAATCAGAAGAAGAACTACCACCGTTGGTAGAGTTAAGAATGTACGACTGAATGTAGTTATTCGCTGCGCCTGTCGTGCCAACAATTGGATTGGTTGCCCCGCCAAGCAGAGCACTTGCGCCCACGCGTAAGGTTGCCCCATCGAACTGCAATGAAGCACTAGATGAGAATGACCCGTAGTGGATATAGTTGGCAGTAAACGCCGTTTGTCCTGTACCCCCGTTGGCGACAGGCAATGTGCCTGTAACACCAGTTGAAAGGGGTAGTCCTGTTGCATTCGTCAAAGTAGCAGACGCAGGCGTGCCTAGGGCTCCGCCAGATTGATACTTGTCGGTGTTCAGGTTTAAAAAGTTCGCATCGACTTCCGCATTGGTCAGCGGAGAGCCTTTGCCAGCGCGGGTGACGATGGTTGACATCAGCTACTCCTTAGCTGACAGTAATAGTCCAAGTGACGCTCATCGCGTCGGCAGCGCCTTTGTTGACCACTGAGAAGACTGTGCGGCATAGCATCGTACCGGCACTTGAGGCATTGAAGATACCGGCTTCAGTCACAGCGCCTGTACCAGTGCCAGCAGGGAAGCTAGCTGTATAGGTAACAACGTTGGTGGAGGAAGTTGCAGTAGCCAAAGCAACACGAGAAGCCGAGATGGCTGTCTGCAATGTAGTATCGCCAGCAGCAGCAGCTGTAGTGCCAGTACCCAATTCCATGTGTGTCATGGCAGCAGGGCTGTTGGTAGTGGTCTTCAACATTGCTGCGGCAATGAAAGTCTTACCGGCAGTCACGACGAGGTTTTTAATCTCGCGAGTATCTTTTACCGCACCAGTGGCTTGGTCAAACACAGTGATTTGCACATCACCGGTGATTTTTAATGAGTCGTTTAGCATGGGTGCTCCTAGTTAAAAGGTTCGTGAAAGTCCAACGTAGTCTTCAGCAAAGTACGTCAGGTCACAGTAATCTTGCATAGACAGTACACCACTATCTGCTGCGGAAACGCTGTCTGAAATGCCCTTGTCGTTAGACAAAAGCGAAGAATCTGACATGGTGATGATGTTAGCAGTTGTGTCAGAAAAAGACCAGACCGGACCGCCAGCGTCAGCCATGTCGTTCATGGCGAAACCATCAGCAAATTCTTTGCTATGGCTTAAAGCTATTGTATCCGTGGGAGTCAGGGTTTCAACATAAGTTGGACTGACAAGAAGCGCCTTTGCGTCAGGGACGGTTATTGTTTCCGCATAACTGCGGATAAAAACCAAGACGGGGACAATGACGTCAGAGAAGCTAACACTGTCTGAATAGGTTGGTGCGGCAGTAAGCGATACATCATCGGCAAAGGAAAACGAGTCACCCGAAACGGCTTTACCTGTGTTTAGCGCAGCTTGGTCTACAACCGCAAACGTGTCTGTTTTAAATTGATACCGCCCAGAATCATCCATGTAGGCAGTAAATACAATTTCAATATAGGCCAGTGAAGTTACTGGAACCGCGTACGAGACCACTGCCTCTGGCGTCACATGCGACACAGAAGCTGAGGGGTCGACGATTACAACGCTGACCGAGATGGGTGGCCCGCCAGCCGTCACCTTCATTAGAAGTCCCCGCGAACCTTGAACTTCAGTGTGTCATACACAGTCTGAATCTGGCCGTCGCTAAACGTAATTTGGATTTCACCTTCATAGTCACCGGGCGCGCCGGTCAGCATTTCAGGAGCTGAAGCAGGGTAGAACACGCACCCACCATTCGCGGAATCAGTCACCGTTCCGGGAACTGTAGCTTGAAGTGTCGATGTGCCGGCTGCTCGGAATTTAAGTACCAACGACGCGCCAGTCAAAGTGATGGGCGAACCGGTATTTGTGTCCGTAAGAGTGCACACCAGCGCTGGGCGAGTGTCGTTCTGAACCAGTTTGATTTTGTCACTCATGCGAACCTCTGGAATTCAATTTTTGCTGCTGCGCGTGTAAGGCCCTTGTACACGCGGGTACGAACTTCAGCCATCTCGTCATTGAAACGCTTGGTGTACTCCATCGCAGTGCGAGGGTCGTAGTAAGGCTGGTTCGGTGTGTTGTACAAGCGAGCACGAGCGCCATGGGCGATGCTCTCTAAGAACACCTCAAACAGCTCTTGGTCAACAGTCGTAGACGCACGCGAAGGGGCAATCGCTGCCTTGACTTTGAGCTTGTTAGCTTCCGTAATGACTGGCTTAGTCACCAAACGAATAACACTGATGCGGGGGCGGTAGTAATAATAGGGATTACCCTTAAGGTCTTCCCAGTTGGATGTGCGGTAAATTTGATTCAGCTCTTCCTGAGCCTTAGGAATCAAAAGCTGGTCACCATAGTACGCCTGCATGATCTCCACTACTTTGTAGTTGGAGTCGTTGGCATCTAAGTCATAGTCGCCGACATTCTCTTGCCCAGTGATGGGGTCGAGGTTTTCTTGCAGGTAGTGCGTTTCAGTACAGAACTCAATACACGCGTTGCGGATGGCTTGTACGGCCACGACTTCTGGTACATCGTGGACATACGGCATGACCTCTGGCAAAAAGACTTCGTATGAAACGGCGCTCATTGTGAGGTACCTCGAATGGCAGGATTACGGGGGCTAAGCGCCTGACTTGGGTCATTGGTGACCTCAGACTCAGACTTGCCTTGAATTGCGGCCACAAAGGTAGCCATGTAGCCTTGAGCGAGTTGCAAGCCGGGGGCGTACTCAGCGTCTTTGCTACAAGCGCGATATAGGATGTAGTCCACCAGTGCGGACTGGAAGACATCAAAAATTGGAATGACCTGCGATTCCGCAGTCAAGTCAGTAGGCTGAGCAGAGTAATTGATCTCAATTTTCTGCGTGCCAGTGTTGGGTGGGTACACATAAAACGCCAACTGGTCTTGGTTGGTGTAAATGTAGTTACGGACCTCAGCTTTGGCTGTGTCTGTATTCCAGTCAGGGTTAAAGCTATCGAGAATCTCACGCGAGATGATACGAATTGCACGCCCGGGGGTAGCACCATTGGTGCCCATGTTGCGGTAGACGCCCAGCAAAAGCCAGCCATCATCCGGTAAGTACTGGCGGGTGCCAGCTTGTAATTGAATCACCGATGTGGTCGATGAAGCGCTCGGCTGGATGAGCACGATTTGGCGCATACCGTCGTTAAGCCAAGAAAGCAACTCTGAACGTGTCCAACGGATGTTGGTCAAGTCGATTAGTTGAATCGTAGCTTTGTCGATGATGGTTTTTGCTGTTACCGTGCCCATGTTCGCCTTACGGTGTTACTGCGAGTGCAGCTACGATTGCGGGTACTTGCGTGCCAGCCCATGCACCCTGCGCAACCAAAGTAGCGCCGTTAGTAGTGCCTGCATCTGTGGTGGTGATTGCAAGTGCCTCAGTATATGAGAAACCGGCAGTCACAAGACCGTCGATGTTGGAGGTGCTGTCCTCAAGAATGACTTGCTGCGCTTGTGGAAGCGACAGACCGCTCGCAATGAGGTCGTCAATAATTGCCATGTCGTTCTCCTAGGGTTAATTTAAAAAGCAGGGGCCGAAGCCCCTACCTAGCTCCTTGCGGAGATTAACCTGCGGCGACCAACAGTGCCAAGCCTTTAGCTTGGGCAACTTGAGTACCGTACACGTTCAAGCCGCGCACCAATGTACCGAAGTCGTTGGGGTTTTGCAGGCTTTCGACCTTAGCGATTTGCGAAGCGAAAGTGATTGCAGACTTGTGACCGGCCATGATGGCGTGGCGCTTGACAGCGGATGTCAATGTAGCGTCAGTGCCAGTGTTGGGGTTCATCCAAGTTTTGCCAGCAGCGCCGCGTGGAACCAAGTTCGACACGTACACAGTGAAGCGGTCGATCATGCCGATCTTGCCGTTGCGCAACACGCTTGTAGAGTCACCCATGAACTGGGCTTGAGCCAAGTTTGATTGCATCAAGATTTGACGCTCTGTTGGGGTGATGATGAGCCAGCGGTCAGTCTCAGGCACGTTGGCTTCGTCCAACACGCTTGACAGAGCAGTGATGCTTGACAAGATGTTAGAAGCAGTCAAAGTCACGGCAGCCAAATCGGTACCGAGGTTGTAGCCACCAGAGATCGCACCAGCGGTAGCGCCTTGGTTAGCTGCGTCGCCTTGGTTGAAGGTCGAGTACATCACGTCTTTGTCGATGTTGATCTTCATTTGCATGGCGGCGTCGTTGGTGAACATGTCCATCAACTTTGGCTTGGCTTGCAATTCCAACACGTTGTTCACGTTCACGCCGAAATACTTGCCCTTGTTGATCACCAAAGTGATGGTCGAAGGAGCTGGCACTTCGTAAGCCAAGTTTTGGCCAACGCTGTAGCTGTTGATCGTGATGGATGGAATGGTGTTGATGATCACGGTATCGCCCATACCAGTGATGTCGCCTTGCCAGTCGGTGTTAGCGATTTCGCCGAACACTGTGGCTGCGTAGAACTTCTGGGCCAACTTACCAGACCAGAGGGCTGGAATGAAGGAACCAGAGTAGGCCGTACCTGAGTACGCTACTTGGCCGCCGGGGGTGTTGAAACCGCCGGAGTTAATGGGATAGGCTGCTGCTGCGGTGATTGTAGACATGGTGGTCCTCTTTCAGTTAAAAACGGTTTGGTTTGAACCGCCATGTCTAGGTGCTTGCTTAGTAGCGAATGCGTCCTTCGACGGTGGCGGCATGGATATCTTTTTCAATCTGCACCGCTTCTGCCTCGTCAATCAGACCTCGTCGCCACTCTGTGTAAAACGCGTCAATATCCTGTTGGTTATAGATACGCTTATCCACATTGGGGTTTGAAGGCGCTGGCGACGTACGCGAGCGGGTCGGTGCTACTTGACTATTAAGATTTGGGCGGCTTGTCGACGGCGCTGCTGGAGTTATAGATTTCTTGTACTGGTTAAAAATAGCGGCGGTACGGGCTGCGTCCAGTGCTTCATACGCATTGTTCAACGCGTACTGGCGAGGCATACCGTAGACGGGGTCCACTTCTGCTAACCAATTCAAGAAACCTTGGTCCACGTTCAGGGCTTGCCAGTCAGGTACTGTAGTTGTCAGAGAGCTTTCATATCGGTCTTTATCAGACACTACTTGGCGCTCAGTCACATTACCTAGCTTGCCCTTCAACTCAGCAATCTCTGCGGTCAACTTGGCTTCTAGACTGCGGCTTCCCGCCATCTTCGCTTCAGTTGCTCGCTCGATCAGGTCGATCAGGTCGGAGCCAAATGCTTCTTTGTCTTGTTCAGTGATCAGAGACGGAGTCGAGGCCGGTACAGGTTGAGCTGGTTGGGCTTTGGCTACAGCTAGCTCAGAGGTCAAAGTGGTCAGTTGACCATTCATCTCTCGAACTTGTGCATATAGACGAGGCACCTCAGCATCAAACTTGCCCTTCAGAGTGTGGTACTTCTGTTCCCACGTTTCTTCGGACACCGCTGGCTTCGCATCTGGCTCTGGCGAGACATTTTGCGGTTGTGGTTCAGGATTGGGTTGAGGTTCTGTGACTAAGGGTTCACCAGTGTCCGGGTTAACAGGCTGGGTTCCGTTTAGCTGCGCTACAAGCGCGTCAGCATCTTCAACTTGCTGTTGAACAGCACGAGGCAATGACATCTCTATCTCCTTCGCTCCGACTACGCTGGAGGGCTCCAGTTACGGTGTGCCCACTCACGCTTACGGTCAGCTACTTCGGTTAATTTTGATTCCAAGCGCCCTTACGGGTAAGCTCGTTATCGGCGGGTTTTGACTAACAAGGTGCTACCCTCGTCAATCAGGTCAAGGAGTTCCTTAACCTCTAACGCCCGGCCTTGCAGCCGGAGCATTTCATCTTTATCTCTTGTCACACACAGGCGCGTGAGCGTGTCTGCGTGTTCCAGTTGCAGGAATTCTACCAGTGGTTGGAACTCTTGCGTTTTCAGTAGTGTAAGGCAACGAGCTACACGCTCGTCAACTCGCACCATTTTTATTTACACAAGCCGTCGGTCTTTGCAGACTCTTGGGCCACTTCTTTGCCGCCGCGCTTCAAGGTAGCGAAGATGCCGCCGTCTGAACCGCCGTTGCCTTGAGAGGCTGGGCCTTTAGACATGCCGTCGGTTTTGGCTGATTCTTGTTTGTACTCAGCGCCGCGCTTTTCCATTGGGTTGATTGCTTGCATGGGATTACTCCGTTAGGTTGATGCGATTATGTACAACATTTTACCGTTGTCAAGAGCCTACACCTTGCATTGGCGCAAAGTTGTTGGTTACAGGTGCTCCGTTGGCAAGTGTAGCACCGGGTCTAGCATTAGGTGGTGTGCCGCCTGCTTGAGCTTGACCGTTCTGCTGCTCGAGTAACGCCTGCTGCTGTTGGGCAGCCTGAGCCTGTTGAGCCATGCGGGCCTTGATGATTTCCACGGGTGGCACGATGTTGTCTGGGTTGAGGTCCAGAGTCTTAGCTGACTGCCGCAACAACTCTGCGATGCCTTCGACACCGACGATCTGTGCAGTCATTGGGTTAGACAAGGCGATTTGCAGGAACTGAGTCTGACGCATCTGAGCCTGCTCTTTCACCAGCAATGAAGTCGCACCACGGGCAACGATGTTCACGTCACCTTTAAGATCAGGGTCATCGCCGTAACGCATGTTGTAAAAATACAACCGTTCAATAGCCAGACGGATGACGCTCTCGTCGATGTTCGCGATCACCTGCTTGATGGCCTTGCCGGCGTTGGACATCATCATGCTCATGCCAGAGGCGGTACGGCCTGCGCCGCCTGCCATGCTTTCGCCAGTCATGTACTTAGGAATGCCTGTGTACTCATCAGCAAGCGTAGAAAACTTCTCATACACAGACATCAGTTCAGCCGACAGTGATGAGGGCTGGAAGAACTGCATAGGCGATTGGCCGCCGGCCATTGGGTCGGAAGTAACCTGCCACACTTTCCATGGGTACATCTGCGTGATGTTCTCGCCCTGAGGTAAACGGTCAATGTTGTACACCACTTGAGGGCCAGAGGCGATAGACATGTTGTTCACCAGTGCGCGAGCAGCGGCGTTACAGATGTCTTGAGCATCGCGGCACAAGTCAGCAACAGAGTTGCCCCAATACGCGCCGGGAACTTCTTCGTACGATGCTTTGTAGTATGGCTTGCGGCCCAGTGGGTCTGGGTTCAACACAGCCTTGATAACCCAAGTACCAATAACCCATGCCTCAATGGCGTAGTCCATCAATGGGTCTGGAACTTCTTCTTCAGTCATGCCCCAGTCGCGCAGAAGCTGGCCTTGTACGTTGCCCCAATATTGGAGAGCGTCAATCAGCTGCGATGGGTTTTGTTGCACGCCCATAGTTGACTTGCCTTCAGCCGCAGCCTTGTTCATGTCAACATAAATCCAGTCACGCAGGCCGCCTTTGCCGTACTCTTCGAGCACCATGCGGATAGCGCCGTCGCTATAACCTTCAACGCCGATCAGGGCTTGCAAGTCAGCGCGGTGTAGTTTATGCCGCTCAATCAAAGCGCCATCATCAACAGTCGATGCGTCGGCTGCGGGGTAGATGTTGAACGGGTCAACGCGCTCCCACTCAAGGCACAACTGGTCTTGAACATCAAGCTCATACTGGCCATCAGGAGTTGGAATCCATTGCATCTTAGGGCGCTTGCGCACCACTGGGCCTTTAATGAAGGCGGATGGGAATGTGGTGATGTCATCGAGGAACGCGCTGAACGCTTGCGACCAGTTGCCCTCTTGGAGCTGGTCAGTCATCTTGACTTCCATACGCTCAGCCGTGCGGCCCGCCATATCCTTCAGATGAGACATGGCCATGTCTTTCATTTCAAGCAATCGCTCACGAACTTGTTGGTCCGTTGGAGGTGTGCCGGCTGCGTACAACTGCATCACTTCCTGTTGAGCTTGGGCCATGATGGCCTCTACTTGATTCGGGGGCATGTCAGGAATTGCCCCGGGTTTGATGGTCCAAGGCTTCTCATCAGCAGCCGTAACCAGCGTGTCGCGCAACCAGCTCGATGCAGCACGGCATTTGTTCGATGTCAACATCATGTAGATGGTGGAACTGCCTTGCTCCCGAAGCTGAGCGAGCTTATCGGGGTCATACTCTCCGCGACGTGCGCGAACAGATTTGAGCATTTTGATTTCTGAAGTCATCTGCTTCGCCATCATGGAGCTCATCCACGTCTTGCGAATATAGCCCGCGAGGGCTTGGACTACTGGCTGGGAGTTTTGCTCCTGAGCTTTTGCTCGCTGCTCATCTTGCAGTGCCTTCAGAGATTTGATCGTGACCATACCGCCCGTGGTAATCGTACCCGGGGCGTTTGAATTGGTAATGTTCAAGCCAAGTTGCATATGTGCGTCACTTTGTGCGAATGGGAATACTATGGCACAGTTTTAGTATTAGGTCCAGATGTAGTTGGACCGCTCTACCTTAACTGCCTTGCGGCCCCAAGCATCGCCTGTGACGTTTCCATCAGCGTGCAGACACGCGTACTGATGGGCATCTGCAATGTGGGAGTGTGAGTTTTTCTCGGGTTTGTCGTCCGTCTCACCGTTCTGACGGATTTTATACCTATATCCGCCCCGCAGTGCAGCAATTAGTTTTGTGCAGCTTGGGTCGATCAAATGACCGGGTTTGCCATCGACCGTCCGAGTGAGCATCGCATCTACCGCGTTGACCCGCGCCACTACGCTGTTTGTCTTGGCTGGGATGACACGAAACCCCTCTTGCTTCAGGATGTCGAACACCGAACGCTCGTCAGTCTGAGCCCGCTGCTGGCCGGCAGGGTCACCAATAATCAGCACGTTCATGCCCGGGAAACGGTTAGCCAGTAAGGGTTTGAGCTTCTCGCGGCAGAACCGCAACGTGCCCATGCCGTCCGAAGTGAGGTCTGCAAAAGTGAGCAGCCGGCCTTGCGCATCGACTTGGTTAATCGTGCACGCAGGTGTGAGACCGAAGTCCATTCCAATGATGAGCGGGTGGGTCTGGAGCTTGATGTGGTTCAGGGTCTGGCTAGCAACGTGTGTCTCTTTGTCAAACGCACGGAACACAGGCTGGCCTGAGAGCGAGCGCCCGAACTTGCCGTGCACGTACACGTCAATCCAGTCCTCGGACTTGCCTTCACACAAGTTCTCATAGTAGCCGTCTGGCAAATACTGCACCCAGTCTGCTTCGAGGGCCAATCCGCTAGGCTGGATGGTGACGTGCATGTTGTCGGTCGGGTCGACTAAGAGCTGCTCCCAGAACGTATCACCGTCCGGTGGGTTGGTAGCGCCCCATACCTTGTGTACTTGGTTGCCCTCGTCATCACAGGCACCCACACCGTTCATCGTTTTGTCAGGATAACGGCCAAGGCGACCTGTAAGAGCGTTGTAAATATCAGGGTTGATTTCACGAAATTCATCCATGACGCCGAAGGTGAGCTGAAGGGATAGCAGACGACGAGCATCATTTGCATCATCAAGACCGCGAAATAGCACTTCGCACTCAACGTCGTCGAACTTGAGCAGGAACTTCGAGTTGGTTTTTTCAAGGACACCGGCCTCTCCGTCTGGGTACCACTTTAAGAAGTCTGGGATGGTCGTGTCCCACAACATCTGACGGGTGTTACGAATGACAGCGCAGCGCGAACGACGGATGCCGTCCGGCCCAGCTTTAATTTTTGCAGCCTCGTAGCCGATCTTAATCAGCGACGCAGTCGTCTTGGTTGAACCCACTGGCCCCACGATGAAGTTTGCAAACTTGGTCGATGTGAGGAATGGGACCACCGACAGGGGTGGTGTGTAGACTAGGTTAGCCATTGATTCTCCGGGCGTATTCGGTCATCAACTGAGTGCTGATGTTCTGGATGGCATAGGCTTCGCCCTCAGTGCCAAAGCAGCCGAGCGCGCCGGCCTTACTCTCGTTTTGTTGCCATACATGTACAGCTTCATGTACAAGAAGCGCGGCGACATCAATTGAGTCTTGCTCCGCGCAGTGCGCTAAGTCAAGCCCGACGATGCAAGCAATGCTGCCGTCTACATTTGCAAAACTGTGCGTACAAGCTGGCCAACCATTAGGCACGAAAGTGTCTTTGTAGTCAGTCAGTTTGATATCCGCAAGTGCTTTTTCAAACTCAGCTTGCGATGTTACCAAGGCCACGTAGCCGCCAAGGAGCAGGCCTCGGTTGAGCCATATTGAGGATTTTTTCTTAGCCATCTATGGTGATCGGAGTTGGCCCCGGGGTCTGGGGTATGTTGATGGTAATGCTGAACTTCGGCGCAGCCTGCACGTTTGTGTCCACGGACTTCTTGTCGGGCTTCAAGCCAGCAACGTCTACGAGTGAGTTGAACACACTCAGCTTCTGCATGATCGACGTGTCGTTGGCGATGGCCTGCTTAAACATCTGGCTCATCATCTCTTCAGCCATCAGACCGGCCTTGAGCCGGAACGTCATGCCGTTGCGTTCAAACTCAGCGCGTTGGTTCTGCACTGCATGTATGAACGGCGGCCACTGCTGTAAGCGCTCCCACTTCTCGCCACTGAAACCAAAGCGAGCTGCTACGTCGGTCGGATTCTCCAGCCCCGCAGCGCACTCCCACACCAGCTGGGGCGGGATGTCTAAAGTGACATGAGGTTCAGTCGCGGTCGGTGAGAGCGCGAACTCGTTGTAGTTGGCAAAGTCGTCGAGGTCGTTGCTCATATCGTCTTTGTAAATTTCCAGATGACCGGGCGCAGCCCTTGCAGACTAAGCCGTATCGCATCTGTATGTTCGGGGTCCAACGCAAGCACTTCCTCAAAAGAGTCAGTATTCCCGCTGGGGTAAAGCACTGCACTGAGCTCAAACTTCTGCTGCGCAGCTTGTGTCACCATGTCAGCAGTTGTGTAAGTCTGATACCCAAGTACATGGTGTATGTAAGGGTTTACCCCCTCCATGTCGTATAAAAACAACTCACCGCCGGGCGCAAGCAGTCTGTGAAACTCTTTTAGTGCACTAGCCGGCTCAGCGTGCCCAAAGGTGTAGTTGACCATGACGACATCAAACTGCACAGCCTCTAGTCCTGTGTTGTGCATGTCAGCACACACTTTGCTCATGTGCACCGGACAAACTGACAACTGGTATGCACTTGTGTTCAAAAGTGTGAACTCGAGATCAGGTCGGGCCTGCTGCATGATGCTAGCCACTGCGCCAACACCGCAACCTACATCTAGGATACGAGCCCCATGACGTGGGTTGAGCCAGTTCAACAGATGCAGAACGTGGCCTTTCTCAGTGTCGTCGCAATGAAAAATCTGCAACACCCCTTTACCAAGTGCCTGCAATTTCGCAGTGCGTTCAGCTAGTGGGTCGTCACTCATACTTCTTCAACCCGTCGGTCAAGATGCGTCGAATCAGTTCAGACATGGTCAGCCCAGTGCGCTCCGCTTCTTTGCGTAGTGCATCCACGACTTGTTCGGGTAGGAAGAAGTTGTAGCGTTTCATTAGTCGAGCTTCAGGTCACTGAGGTCTGGAAGTGTAGTGTCCACAACTACCGCTGGGGCTGCTTTAGGTGTACGTGGTTTACGCACCTTCGGAGCTGGGGGCGGGGTTTCCGCTTTGACGGCCAAGGCTTCAATCTGGGGTTTCCCCTGAAATTGAATTTTGCGCATCAGTGCGCTGATCTCATCAAACGTGTACTTGTCTTGCTTAGCTGATTGGAACAGCACAAAGCACATGTCGATTTCTGGGATGGTGAGGTCCAATTTGAGGGCGGGGGCGTTCATTTTTATTTTTTCACTTTCTTAGCAGCAGGTTTTTCAAACTTAGCTTCGGCCTTTTTGTAGCCAGCTTTGGTCGGGAACGCTTTTTTCTCAGCGGCCTCTTCCTTCTTGGACTCTTTGCCTTTGAACAGGAAGGCGGGTTTCTTAGTTGCCATGTGTCGCTCCTAGGTTAGTGACGTGTGTATGGTACACGAGGTTAAGTTTACAACGCAAGTTTTTAAGTATTCAATGCCCGGGTGGGTGTGGCGAATGTGTGTATATGGTGAAAAATGACCTTTGTTGCGTGTGCGATACGTAAGATGCCACTCCCCCTCCCGTGGTCCGTGTCCCTCCC